CAGGGCCACAGAAACAGACTGCCCATTGTAGGCCGCGAGCAAGCTCGGGGACGTGTCCCTGTCTAACCCCTTCTATCGGAAGATAGAAATTTAAGACAGAGTCCAGTTTTACCTGGAACTTTCAAGCGCTTTCAAATAATTGAAATCGCCGATGAGTTTCTCAAACTTGGATGCAGTTTGGAACGTCGCACGAAGTATTGTGTGGCTCGATCTTTCAGAATAAATTCTGTCAGAAAGAGGCAACATCAATGTCTTCATGAGACGTGGCCAATCTGCGCCTTCTCGTGAAAGGTCTCTAGCCCGATTATTTAGTTCCATGTACATCTCTGAAATCTACCCATGTGAGTAGAGGACAGGGACCATGGAAACTAGGTCATCGGGTTTGACGAATCTTGGATCCCCGGTGATATACATTACGAGAGCTATTGCTAGCTCCCCTAGTGGACCACCGTCTTTCTATGATTCGTTAGAGTCCGCGAACGCCTCAAGGGCCCCCCAAGATAGAAATCTTTCGAAATCATCTTGGGAAAACCCAAAGGGCATGGGTAGGGAACGTCGCACACAGAAATCCGTAAGGAAATCTGGGCCCGACATCTCACCCTTAATCGCACTTCTTAGAGAAGATACTACTTGACCAGTACTCCCAGCCTCGGCTCTAAATTGAGCCTTAGCTGCAAATACTATCTCGTAGAACTTCGTCAAAGAGTATTCAATAGAAGTTAGAGTCCATCCCCGCCTTAGTTGCTCATCAAAGAGATCAGCTAGTAGATAAGATCTATTCGCTGTCTCTCTTAGAGCGCTAAGGGGGAATGGAGAGATTTCTGTTCCAGTAAGGAAGAGTCTCTTGGCAAATTCCATCATATCTTGCGATATGTGGGATTTAGCCTATGAGATCTCGACCCCTAGTTCAGACATCTTTCTCTAGTAGATTTCTGCCACTTCGGCGTGAGCGATAACTATGTCATCACCAAGGATAGCGTATGGGCATTTAGCCCAGGCTATTTTGGCTTCGACACAGCTCTCAAACACAATGAAGTGGTGGGCCTATGTAAATGACGCCCAGGAAGTGTAGGCACCCATTGGGTTCCCACATTCATACTTAATTGGAGACAATCCGGTTCTTTCGAACGGGAGTGCGACCATTATGTATTTCCAGGCATCAACAAAGGCCTTAGGAAATCTGCCTTCAAGAACAGCGCATATAACTCTTATCGGGAATCTATCCGTTGCGGCCGTAAGGTCGCATGAATATTTAACCGAGTCCGAGTTACTTAGCTGCTCAAGAAGCTTACCTTGATTGAAAGTACAGTCTTGGGGGATTTTCTTAAGAATCCGGAACAAGAATTTATGGAGCGGGGCTAGAGCCGTCTGGGACCAAAAGTCCTAAACTGCAATTACCCTGACCTTATCTTCTTTATCTGGAAACCAAGTCATTCTCCGTAGAGTCAATACTCGGTTACTGCGGCTCGCGAAAGCGGGCCGGAGCAATTCGAGATTTGTCTTCTACTAAGACATATTTTCTATCAATTTACTTCCACCGATGGTCTGAATTGCCGTTTCTAGTGCGCTGTCGAGGATCGAAAGATCGTCAAGAGCTGTCCACTAGGCATGGCCGTTCGGACCTGATTTGGTCGTAAAGTGGTAAGAAGAGAACCTAACACTTTTCGGAACACTAGTCTTTGAAGACCAGTATCCCTAGGCTCTCCAGAAGGATTGTACCGATTTCGGATCAGTCACATAGGTAGATTTCTCTACCCTACTGATCGGTTCGAAATTTGGTATTCTCCCAATGGATAGGGCTCGAGACGAATAAAGAACTGTAAGAGTAAGCCTAATGACGATAAATCGTCTATAGGAATCCTCCTGCAGCAAATTTATAAGTTTCTTCCCCTACACCTTCGGATAACCATGACTATATTTGATTCCTGCGATCCGTTGGCCTCTAATGAGGGCAACCAAGAAAGCGTGTCTCAACTATTTGACATGGCCTACCGCATCCTATATTCCTCTAGTCTCATAACGAGTCTGGAGGGCATTAAGGAGTGGTACGAAAGCGTCACCTGAGATATGGAACAGAGGATTAATCATCCTCTACTACCATTTCAATGTTAGACCGCATGCTCTAATCCAAGTTTTCGGCTCACAGCGAAATCTTCTATTGAAGAACGCTGAAAGTTGAAAGTTTGTTTTCATAGTATGTGTGTTTATATTTTGATTTTGTGATAGTCTCTATTGCAACTTCAAAGGTACGAGGTCTTCTATACTAGGGGTAGCCCCGAGTGCTCGATGAGCGCAAGCTTATCGGGTCGGCAGGGTGAAGAACCCAGCTACCCTATTTCTAAAAGAAAAACTATTAAAACTCGAGGGTGATTCCCTTGTAGTAATACTCCTACGACGAATCCTCGCAAGAGGACCTCTCGATATACACCTTCACAGGTGGGGGCATCGAGAGGACATGTCCCCGGCTAACAAGCCGG